ATTACCTCGTGAACGAATTTAATGGATTCGTCTTTTGTCATCGAAATAAGCAAATCATTTGCGTATTGACTTGGTGTTATTATTTGTTTCATTAGTTACCTCCTTGTGTTATAATACACCAATCATAGAAATCTAATTTGCTTTTAGATTCTACATATTTAGGATGCCACTTTTCAAGTACTGTTATATATACACTATTTGGTGTACACATAGTTCCTGTTGGGTTTTGTTCTCTGTAAAGTTTATCTGCAATAGATAATAACTCTTCGTGTGTGTATAGTTTCATTAGTTACCTCCGTATGTTTGGTTGTAGTAATCTTCACTATTCGTTCTTTGTTGATTATTTATGTGGTATTCACCTAATGTAATTTCTTTATTAAATGCCATATCTCCATACAAATTTAATTGTTCATTATACCATTCTACTGCTGTTTGTTTTTTATTGCTCATAACTTCCCCTTATACATTTTAACTCTTTGTTGTTGCTGATGCTTCATTACATCGTTAAATACTTTTGGATCAACGTAAGGTCTTTCCTGTTCTTTATACGGTTCAACCTCGTTAACTGGGTGCGTTTTAATTAACCACCAAAAGAAATTAATCAGTACGTAAACTACTGTTACTAATACTGCGAATACAAATGATATTTCCATAATTCAAAAATACAATTATCTTTTAATATTACAAAATTATTTTACTTTCTTACAATACTATGACAGAATTAAGCAACTCAACTGCGTGATATAGTTTCTCATCAATTTCGTCTTGAACTAAATGTCTTTCAATTTCTGCAACGTGTATGCGCTTACCCTGTGGCATTCTTGGATCATAACTAACAAAGTACGCTTTGTCTAAATTAGTCGCAATCATTCCGAGTTGCACTTGATAATAATACTCCGGGTGTAATGACTTTAACGAATCCGCATCATAGATAGTAAAGTTTTTTAAATGATTTGAACTATTATAAGGACACTTAATTTCGACAATAGAGTTTTCTCCAATTGCATCAGGCGAATATCCTGAATGACTACCATAAGGAATAAATACGTGTGTTTCTCCACCATAATAAGTGAACTGCTCAAAAGACAATTGCTGAAAATATGCAAATGCCTCTGCTTCGTATTGTTTACCCCAATCAATAGCGGGGGAGTAAATTGGTTTACTTTCCCCCGTTAATAATTCAGCGCATTTTTCGTAAACAAATGTTTCTGCTGTCTTTGATAATGGATTACCTTTACCAAGTAATTTGTGAATTTCCGAAGCCGTAAATTTGCCCTTACGTGCATCTAACCAGTTATCTTCGCTGTGTGTGATTATTATTTCCATAATTTACTACCTTTAATAATCATTCACTTTATCGCTTCTAACATTGTACGTGCTTCGTCGGTAATAACGTATTTGCTTTCAATGTCCTTAATATTACCGCCTTTTTCCAAGTGTTCAACCGCCTTTTTAAACAATGGGTGCTTTGGCGTTAGTTGTTCTTTAACCGATTGAACTTTTATCCCTGATGCTAAATTCCCGTCATCGTCGGAGTCCTCTTGGTTAAGGTTAAAGATAGACGCAAGTGCATATCTACGAGCGTAAGTAATTGCGCTACCTTGTTGTTGTGGGTTGTTTAAATCTTTCATACGAAGTACTTGATTGCTTTGCATCCATTCGCCACTTTCAGCGTGGTAAACGGTTGTTACTAAACTATCTTCATTTGGGTGCTGGGTTACAAATAAACCGCACTCAATTAAGATAGGATTAATCACTTCAAGAATAGCCGAAAGGTCAGCGTACTTTGATTTAAAATGTGGGTTGTTTGCAGATTTCTTAACTGCACTAACTTTTGACTGAAACGCAAACATTGCTTTTGTCAAATTGGTAATTTTTTCACTTGTTTTCATTTTATGTAGTATCTTTTGTTTGCGATTTCAATATATAAAGGGTTAATGTCGTGTGTGTGTGTTAATTCGTTAAACACGTCGAATCTATCACGTGAATACAATCTGTGTACTTCCAGCCTATCTTCAACACATTCGTTTGGATAATCGTCTTTAAAATACTTGTAAGCCGTTGTTTCGATTTCTTCGCGGTCAAAATAGTACGTTGCAAATGTAGTTGTAAACACAAAGTGTTCTAACTCTACGTGAAAGGTATAATCTATTCTCATTTGCTAACCTCCTCTAATGCAGTTTTAATCACAATTAACGCCTTTTCTGATATAACATTCCCGTCAAGGTATTTTTTAACCGTCGGCAATGATACACCCGTTTTTTGAGCAACGATTTTGTTTAAACCGTGCTTCTTCTTTAATTTGATTTGTTTTATGATTTCTTGTAATTCCATGATGTTAACTCATTAATGGTCTTGCTTTTTCGATAAGTTCTCTAAAATTCTCCAAGAATTGTTCTGCGATTTCTATTGATTGGAATGAAAAAAAGTAACTGGTTGAACAATAATCTTCAATATCTAATGTTCCTTTATAAAATCTAATACACCACTTTTTTTGCGTTTCATTTTCCCAATCAGGCTCCCACCCTTGTCGATACACCTCTCTTAATTGAGATAGTTGTGCAAGTGCAATGGATGCTATTGCTTGTTCTTTGGTGGCGAAAATGTTACGATTAGCTTTACTCTTCATAACATCAACATCAGTTTCTCGAATATCCGAGCCGTAATCAACAAAAAACCCTTGCAAGTTTTCTATCTCCTCCCAACTCTTTAATAAGCCTTTTTCAATCTCTTTGAATACAATGTTTTCAAATGTGCTTTGTTCCTTGTCTATCTCATAGCCTTCGGGAACGTTAATTTTTAGTGTTTTCATTTCGTTTATTGTGATACAAAGATAAAAACATTTTTCAATATTGCAAAATTATTTTTCAAAAAAAGGCAAAAAAAAAGGGGAAATTAATCCCCTCCTAATGATTGTGCGATATACTCGCCCATCCTATCCGATAGTATTTGCAACATTTTATCGTTTACGTTCTGTGCAACAAACGGCTGTGCTTTCGTTCCTTTGCGGTGTATCTTTCGGGCAATAATTACCGCTAACGCTTTGACTGTTTCCGCTCGGCTTTGTGTTGAACTTGTACGGGTTTGTATTTTCTTTTCAACTATCCATTTTTCCAACGATTGCACTAATGTCGGATTACTTGGGGATTTTGTACGTGTTGGCTTACGTCCGTATTCTATCCAATACCAGTAATCTTGCATTTCAACCTTTAAATTAAATCCGTTTGCCGTTGGCTTTGCTATTGATGCGATTGATTGAGATAATGTCTGTGAAGCGTTAGTTTTGTTTTTACGCAAATCAATACGCATACGGTTTGAAACCTCGTTACCCCAATTTTGCACAATACGAAGTAACCCATCGCCTGACGGGTTAAAGTTTGCGTAGTCCTCGCCTAATTCCTCAATTGATTTGTTTACTGGCATATAAATAAAAATCACTCATTCTTCGCATCCAACCCGTTCCGAATGTCTTAAACGATTTCAAAGATTGCAGGAAGTCTACTCTATGATTATACATTGCTTCAAATGCCCATTTAACGCCCTTATCTTTCACGAATTTGTTTAACTGCTCAATAGTCTTTCTACCTACAATTCCATCAACTACAACGCTATATCCGTGTTTATTTAGAAATTGTTGCATTTCAATTGATGCACGTGATACACCGCTACCCCACGCAAAATCTGCCCATAAGTCAGCGATGATCTGTTCTTGGATTAAATCCGCTTTTACACCTTTCCAAAACCCATTAAAGATAACAAGCCATTTGTCATCTGTCATCTCGTAAAAGTCCTTAATAGATTGCTTTGAACTGCCAAAAACCGATGACCATACACGCCACGTTACACCCTTGTTTGTATGATAACCCGAACCATCAGGAACGGGAAACGCTGATGCACTATCTTTTTGATGTTTGCTCAACCCACCTTCCCATTTAAGAATGTATTCTATGTTAAATTTATCAATTTTTGCCATTGTGTTCGATAAGTTTTTTGAGATACCATTCTGCTTTGAGCAGATCTTCTTGTCCATTTTTACGAGTAAAGCGCATAAGATACTTAATGCAATTCCCGTGTAGATAACCTTTAAATGCTTCATAACTCATTGCTGATTCGATAGCGTCAATCGCTTCTACTTTACCTTGATAATGTGGTGGTTTGTTTACGCTATCCATAAATAATAAAAATCTTCTATTGGCAAATCTATAATAAAAGTATGACCACTACTGCAATACACCTGTGTCATTTCGTAACTTTTTGACGCACCTATGACAGTATCAAGGTTTAAATAGCCATCTTCAAGTATTTCAACAAAGTCAGCATCTTGTTCTAAACCGATTTCTTTGTATAACGGATCAATGCCGTCATCTTGGAAAACATAAGTAACAGGAACTATTCTCATATAAGTTTGCCGTTAATGATTTTCATATTATTAACGTGGAATGTCAAATCTTCATTTACATCTACACAAGCGAACCCGTGCGACCATTTAGTATAGGCATAAGGTCTGTAATCAGGCGATAACGAACAAAGGCAACCCATAGACCAAACGCCCGTGCTTTCTCCATTTATATTATTTTCGCTATGGTGTGAAACTTGGTGATTGTGTCCGAATATCGTGCTACTCTTTGCTTTTAAAAACATACCACGTGCAGGGTTAACTGGACTGAATACAGATTCGCCCATTTCGTGACCGTGTAACACGTTTAATTTGCCTAATTTAATAATCTCACGATTTACCAAGTGAATGTTAAACTCATTTAATGATAAAAGGTTTTCAAATTTTAAATTGTCAACGTCACTAAACTCTTTCGCTTGACGAAGCAAATAGTTCTTTACCCTCTCTTCGTGGTTGCCTAACTTGTAGTAAATAGGAATAACGGGAAATAACTCACGCAAATAGGTAAAGAATGCCTTTGTCATTTCAATCTCTTCTCTTAATGATGGTTGCCCAACATCTTTGATAAATGACGAAACGGGATAACAGTCCATAATATCCCCATTGAGTATAATGCAGTCAATGTCGTTATTTAAACCCCATTCAAGAGCAGTTGTTAAAGCGTCTTCATCGTGGTAAGGGATATGTACATCGGATAGAATTAAATAGCGTCCTTCCTTTAAATGTACGTTCTGCATCTCTTTGTTATGAGATACAATTTTGAGTTTATTTAAACCCTCTTGTATGGTAGATTTGTTAATCACTCTTGCTTCGTAAAATCGTGTTTTGCCAATTGAACCAGTTACTAATCTAATAGCACTCCTAACAGTTTCAATAGTGCCAATGCTTGGGTTTTCTTCAACTATTAATTTTGCCAAAGTCCTTTTTGGGTAGTCGGGATATCTTTGTACATAGTCAAATGCTAAATCTCGGATTGTCATCTTAAAACTAATATAGTAACTAATATTGAATAAATACCCAAAACTTGAATTATACTGCACTTTCTTCTGTTATCCGACATACTTACTTCGTATTGTTCAGATAGTTGCGCTAAATCGCTCTTATAGCGTTGT